TATTAGACTTTTCAACTTGATTGTTGCTTATTTTAGTCCTATTTTGCGCTTGTGTGTATTTCTCTAATTGTATTTGCAATCTTGCGTAAGAAGCCTCTTGCTTTAATAATTTAGCATTTAAGTCTTTTATTGCACTATCCGAACCGCTTGGGGTTTTAACGCCAATCATGTTTTCATTAGCGGCTTTCATGTTAGCCGTTGTTTTCACAAGCTCTGCATTAAGTGCTTGCAAGTCCTTTAAAGCATTAGGACTAAGAACCTCTAAAAAATCACCGTTTGCCATCTTTTTGTTTTTCTAATTTTAATTTAGCTGACTTTTGCAAAGCAATATACTTAGCTAACGTAATCCCGTCTTTAATTTCTCGGTCTAAAACATTTTCCATCGATACGATTTGGTCTTCAAACTCAACAACTGTTTTTTTACTTTTTTCAGTCATTTGCTCGAATATGATTTTAGCTTGTGTTAAATCATTTTGAATAATTCCTATTTCAATAGTCAATACACGTAAAACTTCTGCTCCAAAATCCGCTTCTTTATCAATTATAATATCGTAACCCGTTTGTAATGCGTCGATGAAATCTAAACGCATTTGCTCGGTTGTTTTATTATAATAGTAGAAATGCAAATCTCTTTTTAAAACGGATATTTTGTAATTTAAAAAAGCAATCTCATTAATCAAACGCAAATACTCATTCGCTTCTTTGTTGTCCGACTTAATGAAAAAATCATCATGTATAGAAATAAAAACATCTTCTAAACCTTTTTCACGTGGTTTAGGCTTTAATAGTTGGTAGTTCTTTGTTTTTAATATTTCAAAGAATACCTTAGCTTTTATTGTATCTATGGAATTGTATTTGCACATTAACTACCCTATTTTATAATTCTTTTTAATATTGAAAACCAATGTTAATCTGTAAATATCGTTTTGTCTTTTATTAAACCAATCTTGATTTAATCCTAAAATATCACGCCCGTATTTTGGAACTAAATTATGTGTGTCGGTCATTCCGAAAATATAGCTTCCTTTTTTATCTGCTTTATGCACAAATAAAGTCGATGCTGTGCGTCTACTTAACAATAAATCGACCGTGCCGTCTGCTTTAGGGTTTAATTGTTGTTTGAAAATAGCGTACTCTGGGTCTTTATAAAAACCTATCCTTTCGCCATTTGGTCGCAAACCTTGCTCAAACTCATTTACCTTTTGCTCTTTTAACGGCTTTTGGTCGCTTAGTACTATTTCCTCCATTATCGATTGAATCTTCTGTAAGTTCAATAATGGCTGTAGCCTCTTCTGGTATTCTGCTGGTGATATTGCCATCGTTTCCGCAATTTATACATTGTTTATCTTCTTGACCTTTAAGGTTGCTTAAAAAGTCATCGATTAAATCGTCGTTGGTTTGTTTTGTTCGCTTTTTAATCCAATTAACTTGCTCCATTACTGGCAAGTCAATAAACTCTTGCGCACAGCTTCCGAATAAATGTTTTCCGAATATTTCCATATTGTTTAAAATTAAAAAATGCAACCAAAATTAATTGATTGCATTCTCATTCCTATACTACAAATGTAGTGAATTAATTTTAATTACGAAACGGGTGTAATCGCACTTGTTGCGCCTTTGTAATATTTAGTTCCGATTTTCGCTACTGCAATAGTGTTTGTAGAATCATATAATGAAACTACAATACTTGAACTAGTCGTAATAGTTGCTGTCGGTTCGTATTCGTACTCTTCGGTTGTTGCGTTATACGTTAATGACAAAGCTGTAATAGTATCTGAAACGCCATCTACATAACTTTTCAGATTAGCAATCGCAATACCACCCAAAACACTCGCTCCATTCATTGCGTATTTAGCTTTGAAATAAACTTTACCCTCTGAAACATCCGCACGCCCCGTCATTACAATATCCGTAATAGGAAATAAATTGTTTGCATTGAATCCTAAAACTGATTTATCAATAACCGCTGTGTTAAGGTTGTATTCGTCAGTAGAAGTAAGTTGTACTACTGTGTTTACATATCCGCTTACCGAACCGTCAGTATGCATAAATGTGCCTGTGTTTAACATTCCTAAAGAATAACCGCTAAACGTGTTACCATCCAAAGCGCCCGCAATACTTCCATCCTCAAATACTAACAAAAGTTTGTAAGATTGAAAACTATTCATTGAATACAATGCACGTGCATACGCCCAACCTTTAAGGAATTTAAAGGTAAACATTGGTAGTCCGTTACGAACTACTGACATAATACCCCCTTGGTACTCTTCTGTGGTTGGCTCTGGCGTTCCGTTTACTACCTCAACAGCTCCAAGTATAGGAATAAATGTACCATCTTGAATAAGGTCGTTAACAGTAGATTGATCGATTGTTCCGCTTGTTGTGTCGATTGTCCAATCAGGCGCAACGGCAATCATACCTGTAATTCTACCGTTGTTAATAACACAATCTGGAACTCCTAAGTTCTTTGTAGTGTTGTTACAATTTTTTTGATTTATTAAAACCATATCTTTTTTTATTAATTGTTAAATTGTATTGTTTGTAAGCAAGAACTAATCCCGCTAAATGTTATTTCGGCATCTAAAACAATAGCGTTACAAATAAATACTAAACTTTTATTTTCTTCACGCATTGAGTAGTTTTTTACTCTACGTGTTCTAAATGTAGTATCGTCATATCTACTTATTCCGCTTTGATTTAATGCTAATAATAAATTATCTAAAATAGGTTGTAAAATAACTTTATAATCGTTTTCGTGTTGATAAGGATTAAATTCTGATGGTGCTTGACTTTCATACAAAATAATTAACCTAGAGTTACGCTTAACACTTGGCTCTCTTAAATCGTTTGTATCTTCTCCCTCAGTTAACCAAATAAGCGGAAAAGATAATTTACCAGCTAATGTTAAATATTTAGCTAATACTTCCTCCGTTCCCCAATTAAAATTAATCTTTTGCGATAACGCACCGCTTGTTAACGGTGGTAACACTTCAATAATTCTAGCTAATTGGTCTTCAAAAATTATCATATCCCGAAACTGTTTTGACTTTCATAGATTTTAAAATTCTGCAAATCTACATTAGGGAAATCCGTTGCTTTGTCGTTTAAGTATTGGTATAAACTTACGTTTACATCAGTACTGCATCCGTACCAATCAATAAACTCTCCGTCATTGTAAACCATAGGAAAATGTAAAAATCCATTTTGATAACCTTGCAAAAAGTTAGCGTTTGCACTTGCTATTTTATAAGCTGGTGTTACTAAACTTGCTCCTTGCGGGTTAACATTTACTGCGCCTATTCCTGATAATTGTTCGTTAGTAGTGAATAAAAACTGTTCAAAAATTCTCCAAGCAATTAGACTATATTCGTTTTCTAATCCTATCCAAACTTTATTATTGTATTCATCGCCTTGAACTAACTTTTTATAAGAAGCATATAGCGGATTTGTAAAATTATCCGCTAATGCTAATTGAAGTGTATTATAAGTCTGTAAACCTAAAGCATTAACCAAAATTGACTTTTCTATTTTTTCGCATAGACTTGTTAAATAGTCCGAACTGTTAGGAGTTTCTAATGCTGGATTAGCAACAATAAACTCCTTAGCTAATGGAATATTTAACTCATTAGCGTTTTGAAAATAGGTTTTGTCAATTATGTTTGGCATTATTCTTTTTCTTTTGGTTTACTTTCTTTTTTTGCTTTTTTATCTACGTACAAATGAGCATCTTCTTTCGCTACTCTTGTAGTTTTACCATTGTAGGTAACTTCTACTGTTGTATCGTGTAAATGTCCCATATTACGCTTGTGTTAATGCAGTAATAGCATCAGAGAAATCACCGTAAACAAACGCTCCGTAATGATTAGATTTTACTCTTTGTACTAATCTTGCCTCAGCTAAAATTGTAACTAAGTTTTTAGTAAAGTCGTCATTTTCGTAACCTACGTTAATAGTTAACCCCTCTTTGAAACGAACACCCGCTTTTGAGAAATCCCCAACAAGGAATTTATCAATAGTTACGCCTGTGTTTGCAACAACTCTAATTCCGCTTACTATAGAACCGTCAACGGCCGCAAAAGGAGGCATAATATACTGTCCAGTTGAGTCTTTAGACAATTCCATACTTGTAACATCTGTTGGATGCATAACAATATAAGTAGGCTCGAATAAGTTAACACGAACTTGATTAATTGCAGTACGTAAAACATCCCATTTCGTAGGTGTTGGGATTGCTAAGGCAAAAGCACCAGCCGCCCAAGCAGTAGCGTTGGTAGTAATACCTGTTAAATTAACCGTTAAACCTGTCCCGTTCAATAACTGGTCATCAATTTTAAGGTTAATTAGTTCAGTCAATTCTTGGTCAATTTCTGAACGCATTAGTTCAACATCGTCTAACATTTCTTTAGTAACTTTAATATAAGCAGTTACTTTTTTAACGTTAGCACTTGCAACTACTAAATCAAAATCAGCTTGAGATTTAGCTGCACCCTCAGCTGTCATTGCAGCACCACCGTCAGCGTTTTTTTGCTCTACCCATTCCCAAACGTTTGACATAATTGTTCCAACGTTTACCAATTCTAAAATAAATGGGTTACGTCTTACAATTCTAGTGATACCAGCTTCTCTTTCGGCTTGTGGTACTTGTCCCGTAACGTTTGTTGATAAAGCCATTGTTCCAGCAGCTTTTAAAGTAATCTGAACGCTTGCGCCTGATTTCTCTTTCATTGCTTTTAGTTCGTCTGACTTCTCTTTTAAAAGGGTACCTAAACTTTCAGGAACGTTGTTAGGAACTCCTTTAGTTTCTAGCTCTAATACTTTCAAAGCTACTTCTTCGATGTTTGCTTTTAAACTAGCTACATCATTACCTTTAGTTTCTAAGTCTTGTACTTTCGACATTATTTCGATAAGTTCAGCTTTAGAAACGCTTTCTGTTTTCATTTGGTCGATTTTGTCTCCCAATTGTTTAATGATTTCTTCCATTACTTAAATTTGTTTAATAATTGTTTTAATTGTTCCTTTTGAGCTTCTTGCTCGTTTTTTTGAGTGTCTTCCAACGGCTCTATAACTTCAGTAGTGATTGTATCGGCTACTTCTTTTGTTCTTACTTGTCCTGTTGCATTATTACTTCCGAATACAACTAAACTACTTTCTCTCACGTTTTTAGCTTCTTTAATGGCAAAAAAGTAATATATATAATCAAAGTCTTCTTTATTAGCTATAATAGGATAATATTGGTCATAATTTGCTTTTTCTGTTGCATCCTCAGGATTGTTACTATCCATACATAAAACGAAAGTAACATATTGCATCCTAACACTTCCCTCAATTTCATCCCCACTGTCTAACCATTCTTTAACAACTTGGTTCTTAACTTGGTTTTTAGGGAATTTATAAATCAATGCTTGTGTATCCCCCTCGTATGGTTTGCCTAATAGCATAAAAGGAACTTTAGCAACAAACATTTCGATATGTTCTTTTCTAACTATTACATTGTTTATTTCTAATTCATGGTCGCAAACTAAATAGTTTTTTCCTTGTTGTTCTTTTATGCTTTTATTCCAAATACCATCTAAATGTAAATCGTCGTGACTATCTAAAACTCTAGTTGAATTAACCGCTATGTAATAAAAATTGTCATCAATCTTAATTCCTTTTAATTGGTCTGAAAATTTTAATAAATCTAATGATTTGCAAGTAACAGAAACTCCTTTATCACAAGATTTTTGAATTTCTGATTTTTTAGCATCAACGATAAAATCAAGATTTTCTTTTAAATCTTTGAATAACTCCTCT